AGAGATTGAAAGATTAGAAGGAAAAGAATCTAAAACTCCAGGTCAACAAACAGCAATGAATTTACCCTCAAGAGAGTTGAGATTTAATTGGAAAAACAAAGATGTTGAATTTCAAGCTTGGGAAATTGCCCATTTTAGATTATTGGGTGATGATAGAAAATTACCATATGGTACATCAATGTTAGATAAAATAAGAAGAATTTGGAAACAATTACTTCTTGCTGAAGATGCTATGTTAATATATAGAACCACAAGAGCACCCGAAAGACGTGTATTTAAAGTTTTTGTTGGTAACATGGATGATAAAGATATTGAGGCTTATGTTCAACGTGTTGCTAATAAATTTAAAAGAGACCAAGTAGTTGATGCAAGGAATGGACAAGTGGATATGAGATACAATCAAATGGCGGTAGACCAAGATTTTTTCATACCTGTTCGTGATGCCGCTCAAACAAGTCCAATTGAAACATTACCCGGAGCACAAAACTTAGGGGAAATTGCGGATATTGAATATATCCAAAAGAAGATGTTAGCAGCATTGAGAATACCTAAAGCGTTTTTAGGTTTTGAAGAAGTTGTTGGTGATGGTAAAACATTGGCATTAATGGATATTCGTTTTGCTAGAACAATTAACCGTATTCAAAAATCTTTAATACAAGAGTTAAATAAGATTGCATTAATTCATCTTTATCTTCTTGGATTAGAAGATGAGTTAAGTAACTTTTCATTATCATTAACAAATCCATCTGCACAATCTGATTTATTAAGAATTGAGCAATGGAAAGAAAAAGTTCAACTATATAAAGATGCAACATCAGACCAATCTCAAGTTGGTATTCTTCCAGTATCACATACGTGGGCTAAGAAAAATATTCTTGGATTTAGTGATTCTGAAGTTATGTTGGATTTACAACAACAAAGACTTGAGAGAGCAATTGGTTTTGAATTAACCAACACACAGAATGTTATTAAACGCTCAGGTGTATTTGATGACGTAGATTCTAAATATGGTGTACCCGAATCAGAAAGACAGTTGGGTGGAACACCACCTGAAGGAGGAGCAATGGGTTCTGATATGGGTGGAGCACCACCACCACCTTCTGGTGGAGAAGTTCCATTGAGTGAAAATGAAACAAAAAAAGATAATATTCTAAGTTTACTGGGTGATAATAATAAATTAAATGATTTATTTGATTATGATAAAGCACAACAGAATATTTATGAAATAGAAAATAAATTAAAAGACATATTAAATCAATAAATAAAATGACAAACTTCGGTGAAATAAAATCAAAATTGTTAACTAAGTTAACCGAGTCTTATAATTCAGGAAATAAAACTGAACTAAAAGAATTAATCAATAAATTAAAATCAAATAAGAATTTGGTTGAGATGCACCATTTCTACGAAGAAATGGAAAACATGTTTATTTCCAATAAAGATAATGCAAAATTGTATGTTGAGACTTTAGAACCACAATTAATTGATAGAATGAAATCAATTTCAAGTGATTGTAAGAACTTCAATAAATTATTAAAAGATGTTGTGGCTGAACATAATGATTTATATGTGTGTTTGGATATTTTATCCGAGGAGAATAACATACATAATATCTCTAAAAAAATTGAAAATAGAGAAAATTTTATTAAATTTCTAACAACAAAAAAATCTATTAAGAAAGAAGAAGAACCAATTGTTCAATTTGAAAACCACACTTTACTAAACACGGTATTGGTGGGTAACTTTAATACTAAATTTACTGATTTTTTAAATGAGGAACAAAAAGAAACATTTACAAAAATTGTTTCTTTAACTGAATCTGAATTAGAAAATGAGGTACAAAAAATTAAATCCGAAATCAATCAGAAAATAGATACTTTACTAAAAGAATCTACGGATAGTGTTATGGATGAAAAATTAAATAAAGTAAAAGAGGATTTAAACGAAACCGAATTGACTAAGTATAATTATTTTAAAATGACCGAATTGAAAAAAGGTCTTTTTAGTTAATTATCGTTATCATTCATTAGTTGTTGTTTATAAACTGCTTTTAACTTTTCACTTCTTTTTACGATTGAAGGTTTAATGAACGATTGACGTTCTCTTAAATTTTCAGTTTGTTTAGTCTTCTGAACCTTGTACTTGTACTTTTTTAGTGCTGAGTCAAGGTTCTTTTCTTTGCTTACATTTATTATTATCATAGTTTTTTTTAAAAGATAAAAAAATTATTTTGATTTACTAAGTTTATTGTGTATATTTTAAATACACCATAAATTATGTAAGTATGAAAATAACAAATGAAAAAAGGAAAATTTATAACGATTGGTGTCCACAACAACGTTAAGTTGGGATATGGTACGGTCGATTTTAAAAATTTAAAAACAATCTACATCCAATTAAACTCATGGACACAGCCGTTGGAAGAAAATTGTGACTTTAATAAAATAATATTAAAGACAAGAAGACAAATAAAAGAAAACATTTACAACTTAAATTCTGAATTATTTAAACCAGAATCCATAGTTGATTTAGATATAAAAACAAATGGAATAAAGACCAATAAAAGGTCATTCATGGATTTAGAGATAACATTATATGTCTCAAAACAATTCGACATTAGGTCAAATGAAGTAAAAGATACGATATTCAATCTATCAAAAAATGTAATAGATACCATTCTTATAGAAAAAACTTTATTTAATTTCTTCGAAAAGAAGAATTAATTAAGGTTTCGGGGTATTTATTATAAAAAAGTTAGATGAAAATACTTGGACCAAATGAAACTTACATATATTGTCTAATACATGACAATCATGTAAGATATGTCGGGAAATCCGATAACCCAAGTAAAAGATTCGAAGAACACCTTAGAAAATGTAAGTACCAAATAACGTATAAAGATAAATGGTTATTTGGTTTAATCGAGTCCTCTCAAAAACCCGAATTATTAATTTTGGATAAAGTTCCATTTGATGAATTCGGATTTTGGGAGGATTTTTATATTAATTTATTCAAGTCGTATGGTTTTAAATTAACAAATTTAGCCCCTGGTGGGTGTGGTGGAAATTTTGGTTTAGAAACAAACAAAAAAATATCTGAAAAATTAAAAGGTAGGATTTTTAATGAAGAATGGAAATTAAAAATTTCTAAATATAGGACGGGTAAAAAACATTCAGAAGAAACCAAATCTCTTTTTAAAATACAAAGAAAAAACGAAGGTAATTCCATGTTTGGTGTTAAAAGAAAGCAAGAATGGGATGAAAAAAAAAGAAAAAAAATCTATCAAATAGATGGTAATGGTAAAATAATAAAAGAATGGAATTCCATACAAGAGGCATCCACAAATACTAATACTAATAGAACATCTATAAATTATGTTTTAAGTGGTAAAAGAAAAACTGCAGGTGGTTATAAATGGGTTTATAGTAGTATTTATTAGGTATGGAAAAAGATTTCACATTTAAAGACGGTAGAAAATTATTAATAGAATACGATGCCGGTTACATATCCCCAAAAGATAATCAAAAGATTATATCCGAGATGAAAGAACTAGATTTCTCTCAGGATATAATTCTTTTTGCAGTTTTGCAAAAATATAACACCCCAAATAAAAATGGTAGGATTTATCCTGAAGCAATCTTAAAAAGAGAAAATGAAAAATATCAAACTCTTATTAAGAAAGGTAGTGCTTTAAATGAATTAAACCACCCCACATCATCCCTTATTGATTTAGATAGAGTTTCACACTCAATCCTTGAAACATGGTGGGATGGTGAAATGTTAATGAGTAAAATAAAACTATTCACATCTCCAGGTTGGAAAAAAATGGGAATAGTTAGTACTAAGGGTGACCAAGCAGCAATGTTATTAATGAATGGTGCAACTCTTGGTATCTCATCAAGGGGTGTTGGTTCATTAAAAAATGTTAAGGGACAAAACATAGTACAAGAAGATTATGAAATTGTATGTTTTGATTTAGTTTCATCTCCATCAACCCCCGGAGCCTATATATTTAGTGACTTAAAGGATAGAGACCAATATCAAGAATCTATTCAAGAACCACCTAATGATATGGATAAAATGAAGGGTCTAATGACAAAATTAGATTCATTCCTTAGTAAATAATCATTTTTTTTCACATTATAATACTATAAAGTGTATTTTTTTCTATTTACCTAATATTTATAATAAAATAAATTTTCACAATGAACGAAAAATCAATTTTAGAACAAGCGTTACTTCAGGTGCAAACTCTTGAAGAGGCAGTAAAAGCGAATGCAAAAGGTATACTTGCTTCAACCATGAAACAAGAACTAAACGATTTGCTAAAAGAATCAATTGAAGAAGAGGATACGGAAGATGAAAATCTACCTGATTCTGATGAAGAGACAACAGATGATTTACCAGTAACTACTGGAGATGAAGACGGTCTTGATAACGATGAGTCAGATGATTCTGACGATGATACATCGAATGACGAACCAGCTAAAGATATCGATTCTTTGGATTCTGATGAAACCGATTTTGACGCCATGGATAACATGGGAGATTTTGGTGGTAATTTTTCAGATGAAGATGATGAAGAAGATGTAGTTGATATGTCAAACGCTGGTGATGAAGAAGTTTTAAAAGTATTTAAAGCTATGAAACCAGAAGACGGTATCATTGTTAAGAAAGACGGTGACGACATCGAATTTTCAGATGGTGAAGACGAATACATCATTAAGTTAGATGACGAAATGGGTGACGAAATGGGTGATGAAATGGGTGATGAAATGAATGACGAAATGGGTCACGAAATGAATGACGAAGAAATTTCTGAAGACTATAACGAAGATGTTGTATACGAAATCGAACTTGATGAAGATGATACAAACGAAGAAGATGTATATGAAAAAGCTAAAGAGGAAGAAATGGGAGAATCGTCACGTACAATAGGTAACGGTTACCATGCAGGAATCGATAGTAAAACCAAATACAAAGCTGGAAATAAACGTGATGAAATTAACGAAGAAGTTAGTAAACTTAGAAAACAAAACGGAGAATACAAGAAAGCTCTTGTTCTATTCAAAGAAAAGTTAAACGAAGTTGCTGTATTCAACGCTAATTTATCATTAGCTACTCGTTTGTTTACTGAATCATCAACAACCAGACAAGAAAAGTTAAATATCCTAAAAAGATTCGACTCAATCTCAACCTTGAAAGAATCTAAAAATTTGTATACTACAATTAAATCCGAATTAGAAACTAAAAAACCAATTTCTGAATCGGTGGTTGAGAAAATCACATCGGCACCAAGTACGAGTTCTACTCAGGTTCTTTCGGAATCGAAAGCTTACGAAAATCCTCAGTTTAAAAGAATGAAAGATTTGATGACAAAAATAAAATAATAAACAAAAATTAAAAAAAAATAAAAAAAATGGGAGCATTATTAGAATCAGGTATGGTCGGTAACATTGGGTTAAAACACCTTAGAGTTATCAAAGAAGATACCATTAGAAAATGGGACGATTTAGGATTCCTTGAGGGTCTTGGAGGTCACCAAAAAGATAATATCGCGCAATTGTATGAAAATCAAGCGTCATATTTGATAAACGAAGCAGCGGTAGCTGATGCATCAGGTTCATTCGAAACTGTTGTATTCCCTATCATCAGACGTGTATTCTCTAAATTATTAGCGAATGACATCGTATCAGTACAAGCAATGAACTTACCAATTGGTAAATTGTTCTTCTTCGTACCTAAAATCCAAGATAGAAAAGCCGATAATTCACACTTCTCTCCTTATGGATACCCAAGCACACAAGCTGACCCGAATAGTGGTTACACAGGTAATAACTTGTACGACCGTTTCTACGAAAGTAGTGATGCTAATGACCAAGGATTGTTTGATTACTCAAAAGGTAAATTCACATCTACATCATTAACACCAGCGGCAATATTCACAGCATTTAGTGCAGGTGTTGCTGGAGCTGACGCTACAATCGCAACAGGTACATCATTAGCAAGTGTTATCGTAAAACTTTCAGGTTTCACATCAGGTGGAGCTGGTAAATTAAAAGGTATCAACGGTAACGAAATGGATACTGAAGAATTTTTAGCTTCATTAAACATCGCATCTAACCAACTTAGTGGACACACTTCAAACTTCGCAACATTACCTTTCCATGTGGTAACACAGAAATACGGTAAAGGAGTTGTTGAGTACGGAGCTAAAGCAGGTGCTGCTACAGCACAATACTATGATGTATGTGACCAAGATGGTTTCATTTATGTTGAAGTTGATTTACAAGCTTACAGTGCAACTGCAGGTTTCTCAAATTACACAGTAGCGGGTTCTACACTTGTAGCGGCTGACTTTACAGCATCGTATCGTTTATATGATACGTTAGAGTTTGAAGAAGAAATCGGTGAAGTATCTTTCGATTTACAATCAGTAACAGTTTCTGTAACTGAAAGAAAATTAAGAGCTAGCTGGTCTCCTGAATTGGCTCAAGACGTTTCTGCATTCCACAACATCGATGCTGAAGCTGAATTAACAGCTTTATTATCTGAGCAAGTTGCGGCAGAGATTGACCGTGAAATTTTACGTGATTTACGTAAAGGTGCGGCTTGGAAATCTAAATGGGATTACAACGAATGGAAATACGGTGTTGATGATTTGGAATATTTCCACGTATCATCTGCTAATCCTGAAGCTGATTCATACAACATGGGTATCGAGAAAATCGGTTCATTAGCTGGACGTTACCAAGTTTACCGTGACCCTTATTTACCAGCAGGTAAAATCATCATCGGTCACAAAGGTAAATCATTGTTAGACGCTGGTTACATCTACGCACCATACGTTCCGTTACAATTAACACCTACAATGTATAATCCATTCAACTTTACCCCAATTAAGGGTATTATGACAAGATACGCAAAGAAAATGGTAAATAACCGCTACTTTGGAGTAATTGACGTAAGTGGTTTAGCTACATTTGGTATTGACACTTTAAGATAATATTAATCTTAAAATATCTAAGGAAAGGGGGGGACAATTGTCCCCCTTTTTTGTTTTTATAGAATTTTGATTATATTTGTCGCATGACACGAAAAACTAAAAAAGATATTGACAATATTAATAAATCGTTAGAACCTATAGACTACGATAAATTAAGATTGGACATATTAAAAGGTTTAATAGACGGTAGAGACATCATATGTAAACAAACAAAAGAAGAGATGGTTAAATATCTTCATATGGATGATGAGGGTAAATACATAAGACCAATTACATACGAAAAACAACCTGAAAATAAATTTATGGTTGGTATTGACATAAGAGACCATATACATTTAGTAGAAATGGGAAAATTAGTAGAAAAGGGTCAAGCACATAGATTGGGACTTTACTGTAATAATAGAATTCATTATATTTCTAATCAAAAACTAATATGAACTGGACAGAATATTTCCTTAACATCGCCGAACAGGTAAAATTAAAATCTAAAGATGAATCTACACAAATTGGTGCAGTAATAGTCGGGGATGATAATGAAATACTTTCTACGGGGTATAATTCTTTTCCGAGAGGACTAAATGATAATAAACCTGAACGTCAGGAAAGACCTGAAAAATACTTTTGGTTTGAACATGCAGAACGTAATGCAATTTATAATGCAGCGAGGGTAGGTACTCCTTTGGTTAACTCAACAATATATTTAACATCAGGACTTCCATGTTGTGATTGTGCAAGAGGGATTATAAATGCGGGAATTAAAACCGTATATTGTAAAAGAGAATGTACAACTAAAAATAAGGAAATGTGGGAAGAATCCCAAAAAAGAAGTCTTAGTATGTTGGGTGAGTGTGGTGTAGATATAATCTATTATTGAGAATCGGGTATCTTAGTATCTTTTATAAATTTGTTGTGAGAATCTTTGTAGGATTTCTGACTTTCATCATTTGAATCTTTGGTGTATTGCCAATTCCAATATAAACTATCGTTTGGTTTAAAACCATAAAACTCATGTACTTTCTTTTGAGTTTCATTTACAACCTCACCGTTCCAATTCTGTCCAACACAGATAAAACCTGTTTCAATATTTTTAATAATATTAGATTCACCCAATGTGGTATGTCTATTCTCCAACCAATTTAATCTTTCAATTAAGTTTTGATAATACATATTGGTTTGTCCCCATCTGATGGAACTAAAGAATATAACGGCATCAGATTCAAATAATTCTTTAGATATCTTCCATAGTTCATCTGATTTCTCATTAATATTAACCCAACATCTATGTTGTCCCGTTGGATTTTTATCTTTATCTTTAAGAACTGCATCCTTTACTCCACAACTGTTACCATCTTTTCTTGATACATTTCCTTCACAAGGTAATATTTTAAGGTCGGTAACATCAATCAAAACTGCATTATCTCCTAATTCTTCTTTAAGGTACATTGCAATCATTTTTGATTTTGGAATGTCTATATTTTTCTCATCCCAATTATATCTATTTGAACAACTTAATAATAAAACTTTCTTTTTATCTTTAAGAATGTCTATTGTTTTCTTTATTGATTTCCAAGCGTCGGACTGAACCATCTCCTCGGAAATCATCATTTGTTTAATTCTGTGTATATTTTCTTCTAAGTTCATAATAATTTTTACCAAGTTCTACAAGCCCAATAACGAGGTTTCCAACGAGGACCTGGACTATCACACCTCATACGAGCTCTAAATGATTTTCTTCTTTCGGGATTATTTTTCTTAATCCTCATTATTTTACCCTTAGCGGATTTACCACCAAAACCAAAGTTTACTTTAACAACTTTACCCTTATCATTTTTAACATAGACTTTGAATTTTTTAATGTCGCCTTGCATGATTTTACCTAATTGAACTTTACGTCCTTGGTATTCCGCTTCATTTAACATATCACCAACGGTATAGTTAGTGTTTTCAATTGGTCCGTATTCGTTTTCCATTATGAATGATAAATCATCATCAGAAAGTTCCAAATCACCATTCATGTACAAATCACGACATTCTTCAAGTAAATTATCAAAATTATTACTACCTATTTTATAAACATTTTCAATAATTGATTTATTGTTTACAATGTGAAACTTTAAACCCTCACTAATATCGATTTTAGACTCGTGGTTCGAGTTTAATCTTGGAGTGGAGTTAGGTTCTATTATTTTATCAAAACTCAATGTAATCGTCTTATTTTCATCCATTGGTGTATTCTTTCCCATATAACCGTTTTTTATATAAAATTCGTTGTAAATTTCCATAATTTTTTCATATTCATTTACCAACCCATTACTTTCCATTAATTTTTTAAACCAACTTATACTGTGTTCTTCGTTTAAATCGGTATAAACCAATCCTTCATTTAAATTACTAAAATAATAACGATATATTGCAAATTTATCTGAATTTAAAATTTTTCTATGTTCCGAATTTCTTATGATAACATAAGTTAATAAACCAGAACTAATATGTTCGTCAAAATCCTCATCATCGTATCTTTTTGTTGTGCACCATTTAGTATTTGCACCATACTTACAAGATGCGTTATGTGTAAATGGAACAACCATTAAAAAATCTTTAGTTTGTAGGATTTTTTTATATTCATTAGGTGAAACATCAAAAGACTCGTTTACAGATTCATCATATTTTGTAAATGTTGGTGCATTACCCTTACCTTGTTTTGGATTTTTCTTTTCCGCACGTCTTTTTTGTGTGGTCATCGACTTCTTTTCTTTTTCACTATAAGAAGATACCACTTTTGGTGTTTCCTTTGAAACTTTTTTTGATGGTCTACATTTTGGGTACGATTTACC